GAAATTTAATTAAAAACAAATGAACGAAAAATCAATCTTAAACAAAGTCCGCACACTTTTAGGTTTAGAAGTGAAGTTGGAAACTATGCGTCTATCTGATGGCGTATCTATGCTCGAAGCTGATGCTTTTGAAGCAGGTCAACCTGTATTTATCTTAACTGAAGACGAACAACGCATCCCACTTCCAATTGGAGAGTATGAGCTTGAGGATATGCGTATCCTTGTAGTTATCGAAGAGGGTGTTATCGCTGACGTTCGTGAAGCTGCTGAACCTGAAGTAGAAGTTGAAGTAGAAGCTCCTGAAGTAGAAGAGGAAGTTGAAGCTGCTACCGAGACTGCTCCACAAGCAAAAAAAGTTATTGAGTCTATCGTTAAAGAATCTTTCTTTAGTGAAATCGAAGCTCTTAAAAAAGAAAATGAGGAATTGAAAGCGAAACTTTCAGCACAAACTACTGAAGTTGCAGAAGAAGTTGCACCAGTTGAATTGAGCGAAGAGCCTAAGCCTATTTCTTTCAATCCTGAAAACGCACAACCTACTGATGTATTCAAGTTTGCTGCTAAAAGAAACGCAAGCACTATGGATACTGTTCTTAGCCGTATCGCAAATATTAAATAAATTACTAACTAACTAATAATCAATTAAATGGCCACTACGACCTCGATTACTACAACTTATGCTGGAGATTTTGCTGGCAAGTACATCGCTGCAGCTTTATTGTCTGCTCCAACCCTTGACAAAGGCGGTATCACAATTATGCCTAACGTTAAGTACAAACAAGTTATCAAAAGAGTTGCTACTGACGGAATCATCAAAAACGCTACTTGCGACTTTGACCCTACGTCAACTATCACTTTGACTGAGAAAATTCTTCAACCTGAATCTTTCCAAGTTAACTTACAACTTTGTAAAACTGACTTCCGTTCAGATTGGGATGCTATCCAAATGGGTTACTCTGCATTTGACGTACTTCCTAAGTCTTTCGCTGACTTCTTAATCGCACACGCTGCTGAGAAAGTTGCTGCTGGTATGGAAACTTCAATTTGGCAAGGTGTTAACAATACTGCTGGCGAGTTCGCAGGTATTATGACACAATTGACTACTGATGCTTCTTTGCCATCTGCTAACGAAGTTGCAGGTACTACTGTTACTGCTGCTAACGTAATCACAGAACTTGGTAAAATCGTTGATGCTTGTCCAGCTGCTCTTTACGGAAAAGAAGACTTGACTCTTTATGTATCTTCTAACATCTACCGTGCTTATGTACGTGCTTTGGGTGGCTTCGCTGCTTCAGGTGTAGGTGCTAACGGTTACGACAACAAAGGTACAAACCAACAACTTGGTGATGTTTACTTTGACGGTGTTCGTGTATTTATGGCTAACGGTCTTGCTGCTAACACAGCTTTATTGAGCCAAAAATCTAACCTTTACTTTGCAACTGGTCTTCTTTCTGATATGAACGAAGTTAAAGTATTGGATATGGGTGATATCGATGGTTCACAAAACGTACGTGTAGTTATGCGATTTACTGCTGACGCTAAATACGGTTTTGCTTCTGACGTTGTTACTTACGGAATCACAAACTCTGCTAACTAATCTTAGCTCAATTTAAATAATCGGGGAGGGGTTTTCGCTCCTCCCTTTTTTATAACTTTTAAAACTTAATAAAATGGCTTGTGATTTAGCAAATGGTCGCTTAGAAGTATGTAAAGATGCCGTAGGTGGTATCGATGCAGTTTACTTCATTAACTACGGAGATTACGCTTACCCTACTGACGTTACTTATGTAACAGGTACTGATACCATCGATGCAGTAGCTAACGTAACTTCGCTTTACAAATACGAACTCAAAGGAACTAACTCTTTTGAGCAAGTTGTAAACTCTTCACGTGAGAACGGAACTACATTCGTAGAGCAAACTTTGACAATGACGTTAAAGACTCAAAACGCTACTACACACAAAAGCGTTAAATTGTTGGCTTATGGCCGCCCTAACGTAGTTGTTAAAACACGTAACAACCAATTTTTCTTAGCAGGATTGGAGCACGGAATGGAGTTAACTACTGCAAACGTATCTAACGGTACTGCAATGGGAGATTTAAACGGTTACACTTTGACTTTCGTAGGGAATGAAAAATTGCTCGCCAATCTACTTGACTGCTCATCTGAAGCAGACTTAGCAGGTGGTGCAGGTGATGTATTCGGTACTGCTGCTATCGTAACTGCATAACACTTTTCTTTATAGCGTGTAAGGAGGGAGGCTTAGGTCTCCCTTTTTGCTTTTAAAACAATTCCTCCGTGTTTACGTCTTTTAAATATGATTGTACTAACTACATCAAGTTCAGCTCAGACGTTCTCTTTCATTCCGAGAGATACTGCTACTTCAATGGTACTTACTGATGACCAAACAAACACGCCAGTAACGGTAGCTATCACAACTCAAACGAGCGGAGATTACGTCAATACAATCACCGCAACTTTTGACTTAACTGAGGGTCACTTCTACGATTTAGTTCTTTACAAAAACACGGACATCGTTTACAAGGATAGAATCTTTTGTACTGACCAAAATATCGTAACATTCTCCGTAAACAACGGACAATACACATCTAACACTACATCAAATACGTTCATAGTTTATGAGTAACAACGTACACGTCTTAAACCTATCTGCATACACTACTCCCGTTATTCAGGAGAGTAAGCGTGATGCTTGGGTTGACTTTGGAGAAGATAACAACTACTATCACTTCCTACAAGAAAGATACACCAACTCCACTACAAACAACGCAATCATTAACAACATTTCTCGCTTAGTTTATGGGCGTGGGTTAAGTGCAGTAGATGCTTCACGTAAGCCAAATGAGTACGCTCAAGCTATGGCTATGTTTAACAAGGATTGTTTGCGTAAGATTGCTCTTGATAGAAAGATGCTTGGCCAGTTCTCTATCCAAGTACATTACAACGACAAGCACGATAGAATCCTCAAGGCGTATCACATTCCTGTTAACCTTTTACGTGCTGAGAAGTGCAATAAAGACGGAGAAATAGAAGCCTACTACTATTCAGATGATTGGACTGATGTAAAAAAATACCCGCCTACTCGCATACCTGCATTTGGATACTCTAAAGACAAGGTTGAGATTCTATTCTCTAAGCCTTATGCAGTAGGAATGAAATATTACGCTTATCCTGATTATCAAGGTGCAGTTCCTTACGCACTTTTGGAGGAGGAGATAGCTGATTACCTAATCAACGAAGTACAAAACGGATTCTCAGGAACTAAAGTAGTTAACTTCAACAACGGAGTGCCTACTGACGAGCAGCAATCAATCATCACAAACAAGGTTCTAAGCAAACTAACTGGTTCGAAAGGTCAGAAAGTAATCGTAGCGTTCAACGACAATATGGACACTAAAACTACGGTAGATGATTTGCCTTTGAATGACGCTCCTGAGCACTACACTTACTTATCTGAGGAGTGTATGCGTAAGATTATGCTCGGTCACAATGTAACTTCACCTTTATTATTTGGGATTGCAGGTGCTAACGGGTTCTCGTCTAACGCTGATGAATTGCAAAACTCGTTTATATTATTTAACAATATGGTGATTAAACCGCTTCAGGATGAAATACTTGAGGCCTTAGACACTATCTTAGCTTATAACGGAATATCCCTCAACTTATTCTTTAAGACGCTTAAACCTCTTGAATTTACCGATTTAGAAAACGCTCAAAACCAAGAGCAAGTAGCTGAGGAAACAGGAACTGAACTAAGCAAACACAATCACTTAGATAACGAGATTGCAGATGCACTCATTGAGTGCGGAGAGATGCCTGATGACAAGTGGATATTGATTGACGAGTTTGAGGTTGACCTTGAGCAAGAGGATGCAATAGACGCTGAAATTGAAATGGCAAATAAACCTAAGCAATCTCTTTTATCTAAAGTTTACAACTTTGTAAGTACAGGAACTGCAAATCCTAAAGCAAAATCAGAGCAAGACAAAGTTATTGACGGATTTCAATTCATCACTCGATACGTTTATTCAGGTGAAACGTCTGCTAAATCTCGTGAGTTCTGCAAGAAGATGACTGTTGCAAATAAGGTTTACCGTAAAGAAGACATCGTTAGAATGAGCAATCAACCTGTAAATGCAGGATGGGGTGCTAACGGAGCTGCTACATACGACATTTTTAAATACAAAGGTGGAGGTAACTGCCATCACAAATGGTTGCGTAGAACTTATGTATCATTTGAGGAGGGTATGGGAATTGACCCTACCAATCCAAACGCTAAAACTATCAGCACTAACAAAGCGGAAAAGGCAGGTTATCGTGTTAGAAATCCACAAGAAGTATTTGTGAGACCTGTTGATATGCCTTACAATGGCTTTTTACCTACTAACCCAATTTACGGAGATAAATAATGGCAACTGCACTACTCATAACAAGAGACGATTTAGTTCGATTTACTGCGGTAAATGGTAACGTAGATACTGACAAATTTATTCAGTTTATCAAAATCGCTCAAGACATACACATTCAAAACTACTTAGGCACAAGATTGCTTCAAAAGATTCAAACTGAAATCTTAGCAGGTACTCTTACCGGTAACTATGAGTTGCTTACTGAGACCTACGTTAAGCCAATGCTCATACACTGGGCAATGGTTGAATACTTACCTTTCGCTGCATACACAATCGCAAACAAAGGAGTTTATAAGCACTCATCTGAGAACTCTGAAAACGTAGAAAAAAACGAAGTTGACTTCTTAATCGAAAAAGAACGTCAAATCGCTCAGCACTACACCGAGAGATTCATTGATTACATCGTGTTTAACAACGATTTATTCCCTGAGTACACTACTAATACTAACGGGGATATGTACCCTGATACTCAAAACAACTACACTGGCTGGTATATTTAGTTATGAAAAAACGAACTAAGGTAGGAAGCTATAAACCAAAAGAAACTAACGTAGAGAAGCTCCGTGTTTTTCTCGCTAAATTAAACACAAAAGAAAATGTCAAATAACATAAGTTGGGGTAAAATCTACGAGTCCACTTGGTGGGGAGATTCCGTAAACACGGCTCAAAGCCTTTTTGATTACGCTACTGAAACTTTCAACTCACAATACGAGATGAGAGATAGAATAATTGATGAGGGCGGAGTATTAGAATCCACATATTGTATGTCATTAACCTTATTAAATTTATCTCAAATATGAGCCTATTAGATACTGCCTCTTTAATTGTAACGCCAAACGGATATAAGGAGGGCAAATTATATTCCGTTATTCCGTCGGATGGTTCTGGCGACTTGTCAGTAACACGAGCGACCACAGCAACACGAGTAAACTCTGCAGGCTTGGTGGAGTTAGTGCCTTATAATTTGCTTTCATATAGCGAAGATTTTAGCAATTCAATTTGGAATAAGACCGCTTTAAGCATTTCTACAAATAGCACAACCGCACCAAACGGAAGCACAACCGCTGACACAATCACAAATAGTTCGTCTTCGGGTATTATTTTACAAACTTATTCATCTGTAAATACTTCTCAAATAGTTACGCATTCCGTTTATTTGAAGCGTACCAACAATGACTGGGCAGTACTTGCTATTGCTCGAAGTGGTGCAACTACTTATGGAGAAATGTATGTTTGGTTTAATTTGTCTACGGGTGTAGTAGGTGGTAACCTACCCGATGGTTCAGCAGTTATTTTAGATACTGAAATTGAAAATGTCGGGAATGGTTGGTATCGTTGTTCAGTTACTGGATATGTACCGAATGCAGTTGCATATACTGCGTTTATGCTTTACCCTGACGGAAATAATTCTTTTACAAGGGTTACAGGTCAAAGTGTTTACGCTTGGGGCGCACAACTTGTCGAGGGCTCAACCGCTAAAGACTACCAAAAAACGGAAACAAGACTTAACATCCCAAGACTTGACTACTCAAACGGAACTTGTCCGAGTTTACTTGTAGAACCGCAGAGGACTAACCTTATTTTTCCGTCTAATGGTAGTACATCTAATGCTTTTAATGGGACTTTTGTAGCAAATGCCGCAACAAGTCCGCAAGGTGTAAATAATGCAAGTTCTTTTGTTTCTACGGGTGGAGCATCGGGTGTAATATTAACAACTCTATCAACTTCTGCTCAATCTTATTCGTTTTCAGTATATTTAAAAGGTAGTGTAAATGGTCAAAAGGTTCGTGTTTTTGGAGATTTAAACGGAACAATTCAAAATTTTACTTTAACTACTGAATGGGAAAGATACGAAGTTACTTTTACTGGAGTAGTTGGAACGCAATCAATTTACTTATTAGTCGGAACTTACTTTTCTCCAGCTGAAACCAATCTGTTTTATTTTTACGGCGCACAAGCTGAAATCGGAAGTTATAGTACAAGTTACATCCCTACAACCTCTGCAAGTGTAACACGCAACGCTGACGTAATATCAAAGACGGGTATTAGTTCGCTTATCGGTCAAACGGAGGGGACTTTGTTCATCGATACCTACATTGAGAATATTTCTGCTCAAACAAATGACCCCGTTTTAATATATCTTAAGGGTTCATCTGCTGAAGTATATATTGAGGTATATGATACGGGTGCTGTATATGGAATTTTTTATGACGGAAGCAGCGTGCAATGTGGTATTTTTGCAAACATAGGCCTAACAAATGGCAGACATAAAATGGGATTTGGCTACAAGAATAACGACTTTGTTCTTTACGTTGACGGAGTTCAAGTTGGAACTGACACGAGTGGTACTGTGAGCGGTTCGCTTACTGAATTTGGTTTACAATACTACCAAGACTTTTATCGTGGTACTCAAGACATCAACTCTGCCGCACTTTGGAAAACTCGCTTGACAAATACTCAACTAGCCGCGCTCACAACCTTATAACTATGGAAAATATATTCAAGCTTACTTATAGCGACAAAGCAACCGCACTCGCAGACCTTAAAGCCAAAGGCATACTTGTAGAGGTTGAGTTCAACGGAGAGAAACACGAAGCATACGGAAACGGAGTGCAAGCAGTTGTAGAACTTGGGTTGATTATGGTAACTCCTCCCGTAATGGATGGAATGGAGATAATAACCCCACCCGTTTACGCTGATGGCTACCACTATGACGTAATGAGTTCCGAGACATACGACTTCGGTAGCAACTTGGTAGAACCAAAGAACCCGAAACACGCATTTGCTGGACATTCAATTAAAGAGGAGTTCCCTTATGAGCCACAATTCTTGACAAATGAAGCATAAAGACGCAATAGGCACAATGTACTTCGTTACCGGTTATCTTACTTCGATAGCTTTAATGATTAGCGGAGAAAGTCTCTATCACAAACTTTTTGGAGTATGTATGGGGTTTTACCTTACTTGGCATATTATGAACGGATATGAAAACTAAATCTCTATTTCTACTTTCTATGTTGAGCGTGTTAGCTCCCGTTAAGCCGATGGTGCTTATGGCAGTATTCTCTATTATCTTAGATATGGCTTTTGGCATTTGGAGAAGCGTAAAGAAAAACGGATGGACTTCTATTCGCTCACGTAGGCTATCTAACACGATTTCTAAGAGCCTTTTGTATTCAGGTGCGATAGTATTTATCTTTTTGCTTGAAAAGTTCGTCTTAGCCGATTTATTAGGCTACTTCATTTCAGTTGATTTACTACTTACTAAAGCGTTTACTGCATTTTGCGTTTTCACGGAAGTAAAGAGCATCAACGAGAACTACTTTTCAGTTACAGGCATTAACGTTTGGGACAAGTTTATCAAGTTCGTTAAACGTAGCAAGGAGCAAGTAGAGGAATTGAAATAACTATCGGTGCAGTTATTGAGTGAGCAACTCGATTAAACCGAAACTTCACGTGGAAGCATACCGTAAGAACTGCCCTGCGTTCCCCCGATGATTATGTTGTCGGGGGATATTTACTTAATTAAGGAGAAAAACACTTAATGTCCAGTAAAACGGACAAAAAACAAGACATTTGTACCTTTAAAAACAAGTTATGGTAAGACCTTACACGGATAAACAACTACTTGAAAAGGTTAAGAGCCTTTCGTCTTTTACTAAGATTCCTGACGGATATTGGCTACTCGGAGTCCGTTCTTTAGATGACTTGCCTAATCGCTTTGATGACAAGATTTACTTGTTTAAAGGGGAGGAGTTTGTCTTAGTGACCTCAGCAACTACCAATGCAGGTACTCCTACACTACGTCAGTTTGAAAAGGTAAATAAAGACGGAGCTGCAATCCTAAAAGCTGAAGAGTGGTACTACAATGTTTGGAAGTACGGAAAGCACAACGGTAAAGTAGAAGCTCTTTTGCAGTTAGGTAACAAAGTCACTGTATATAGAGACACGGACAAAGACGATAAATCAGAGGAGCAAGGCAAATTGCAAACCGGTTACTTCGGAATCAACTTCCATCCAAACACATATGACCTGAGCAAACCATCAGGAACTAACATCGGATGGTGGTCAGCAGGTTGCCAAGTAGTAAATAACGTATCAAATTATAAGCTAATGATAGGCCTCCTCAAAAGAGAAAAGCTCGTCACTTACTGCCTAATCAACGAATTTTAAAGCTATAACCTTATAAAATGAAAAAACTTTCAGGTTACACCCTTATTTTGTCACTAATTTTGGCAATAATTGTGACAAGTTGCACGGCTAATTACCACGTCAGAAAGGCTATCAAGAAAGGATACCGATGCGATGAAGTTGCTGATACAATTACCATAAATTCAATAGACTCAATTCCGTACGTTTTAAGAGACTCTATTATGTGGGAAAAGGTATTAGTCCAAAAAGATACAATCATTCGTTACAAGCGTTCTTTCGTGCCTAAAACACGATTTGAGACACGTATTGAGTATAAGCTAAAGAGAGATACACTTCGACTGATTGAAAAAGTTGAGGTAATTAAGTACAAAAAAGAACGTAATTCAAATAAAAAACCTAACCTTTGGCTTTTTGTAATAGGATTTGGAGCAGGATTTATCACCAAATGGTTGCTCAAATTCTCTAAATATACACTATGAAAATACCAAGAATTCGCTTAAAGCAAGATGAGTTTGAAATCATTGAGCAGTATAGAGCGATAAAAAGAGAGTCCAACGGAATGGGCTTAAACGATGCTGACGTAAAACACGGATGGCTTAAATCTAAAAATGCTTCGTTATTCTTTAAGAATCCAAACTTTAAGGAACAGGAAGAGGAGAACTACGAGAAGATTCGCACGAGTATCTTAAATGAAATCAGCAGACACGTTCCGATGTATCCTAATTTGCAACGAAATGAGCAAAAAGACGGACACTTATTAGTCATAGACCCTGCTGACATCCACATAGGTAAGCTCTGCGATGCTTTTGAAGTAGGAGAAGTATATAACAATCAAATTGCAGTACAACGTGTCTTAGAGGGCGTACAAGGCATTTTAGATAAAGCAAGTGGATTTCATATAGATAAGATTCTATTTATAGGTGGAAACGATATCTTGCACATAGATACTCCAAGACGAACTACTACGTCAGGAACACCTCAAGACACCGATGGTATGTGGTACTCTAATTTCTTAATCGCTAAAAAACTATATGTTGACATTTTGGAAAGACTTATCAGCGTGGCTGACGTACATTTTACTTTCAATCCCTCTAATCACGATTATACACACGGTTTCTTTCTTGCTGACGTTATTCAGACTTGGTTTAAAGACTGCAAGAACATTACTTTTGACTGCTCTATTGCACATAGAAAAGGCTTCCAATACGGAAAGAACCTTATCGGAACAACTCACGGAGACGGAGCGAAGCATCAAGACTTACCTCTATTAATGGCTACTGAGTTTCCAGTTGAATGGTCAGAAAGTAAACATCGCTACGTTTACACGCATCACGTTCACCATAAAACGAGCAAAGATTACATCGGTGTTACGGTAGAATCGTTAAGAAGTCCATCAGGAACTGACTCTTGGCATCATAGAAACGGCTATGCACACGTTCCCAAAGCAGTTGAGGGATTCATTCACCATAAAGATTTTGGTCAAGTAGCACGTTTGACACATATATTTTAGTATATTTGCTCACCTAACCTCTACTCATAGCGTAAGAGCCTCCTTAATTGGGGGCTTTTTTATATCTTATAACATATAAATTTGCCGATTTAGCGTTTTTTATATCTTATTACGTATAAAATTTCATTTTTTCTATACACTATAAGCCTTTCGTGTATAGATTTTCCATCTTTTTATACATACCTCAAAAAAAAATTTAAAAAATTTGCAACCTTTTGTTGATAATTACGAATAAGTATCTATATTTGCATATAACATTTAAACAAACACTATGACAAAAGAGAGAATTTTAGAGATTATTAAAGCTGAGGAGACAGAGCTTTATAATGAGTTTGCTGAACTGCGAGAAACATACGGAGTAAACGACAAGAGTACACGAGTAGCAGCTCAACAATGGAATGCAGTATTAACACTTTTACAAAAAATCGAAGATGAAAACGCTTAACAATTTAAGAGCCGAATGGCACGAACTCGAACAAGAGGACAAGGACTTTTTCAAGCACATTGTAATTTTCTTTTTACCTATTGCGTCCGTTATTGTGTGGCTTTGTTCCACCAATACACCCCCAGTTCTGGACGTAATGACGGAAAATACCCAAATTAAAAAACAGACTTACGAATTAAAAGGCGACTGGGCCAAGTATGCACAAGGAGTTTATAACAGAAAATATGGCAAATAAATTTTACTTCGAACAAGGCGACAGCAGTAGCTATCAGCGACTAATGGACGTCAATATTTACCGCGCTTGGGACGACGAGCATATAGGTATGGTTGAACTAATGTATAACTATGACAAAATAAATGAAAGAGATGAGTTTAAAATCGAATTTACAAGATGGAGTGAAAAAATTACCATCAGAGAAGCAGAAGATGCAATATCAGAACTTCTTAACGCAGCAAGAGATGGACAATTTCACGAGTTCGCTTCAGAATGTACCAACTACGAACATTTTGACGAAGAGGAGTCTTGGTTTGTTTAGAGACTATCAGTTGAAACGCTATTGGACAAACTTCAACTTTGACCTTTATAACCGAATTTGTGAAATTAAAATGCAAGAGCTATGAAACAAACTGCAGTACAATGGTTAGTAGAGCAACTCGAAAACCATAACGGAGTAACAAGAGCAGGTTTTGAGAAATGTATTAAAGAAGCTCTTAAAATGGAAACCAAAAATAAACTTGAAAGACAATTATTTATTGGGAAGGTTTCTGAAATTATTGGATTTGAAAAAACAGTTGAACTATTAAAGGAAGCAAAACAAGCAATTGAAGAGATATGATAATAACAAATATTTATAAGACAACATTTCAGAATTATTCTATTCAACAAAAATATCAAGGTCTCCTTAGGAATGCTAAGAGATTTAATATAGGAGATTCTGTATTCATTGGATATGGAGATGATTGTATTTTCAGAGCTACTATAAGAGGTGTAACATTGGATGATGACTTTCAGAATCCTGAGTTTGTTTATAAGGTTGAGATACCAAGAGAAATGGCCATTGATGAGGATGATAAGTATAGAGATTTAATCTGCGATAAAATATTTAATACAATTGAAGAGGCCAAATCATCGAGATTAACTCAGGCAAAAAGATTGTATGATTTAGAAGTAGAAAATATAAATTCATTTTTTAAAAAATTTGAAATATGAGATTTAAACTAAGTTACCACGTAGGACTTGTCACGGTACAAGAGTGGATATTCACATCAAAGAGTCTATGCTATTGGAAAAAGATGGACTTGATTGAGACAGGAAGATTTAATGACGGAAAATTTAAAATAACGCCACAATGAGAAAGGAATTATTAGAAAAAGTAAAAGACGTAATCAAGAGAGATGAGCTTGATACAAGTTGCAGAGCTCAGCAGATGGTTTATCAGAGAGCTTTTGTTTACCACTTGATGCAGAAACACGGATACTCCTTGACAAAGACTGGTGAACTATTCAATAGAAGTCACGCTACAATCATAAACGGATTGAATTTATACAATAGCATCAAAAACGATTTAGTATTCTTAGACTACGTTTCATCCTATGTAGTAGAGTTTGAAGATTTCTTGTACGTTACTCCGTCTATTTCTAAGCTGAGTAAAATCGAAGAGTCAGTCTTAAAATGCCAAAACTACTTTGAGCTATGTCATCTTCAAGAGCAAATAAAAAACGGAGAGTTTTCAACAAAAGCAACTAAATGATAGAATAATCGTTATACTTGTACACGGTTCGCCTCTCACACCATAGAACCTAAAGGAATTATTGACCCTTGTAATGAAGTCGAAGTGAGAGCCGATGGATTTGCAGGGGTTTTTTATTACCAACTAATTGCGATGGCAAAAGAAAAAAATTCATTTCTACTCTATTGTGATATTATTCACACGGTAGAAAAACTTGACGATGTTCAAGCAGGTAAATTATTTAAACACCTACTCAAGTACGTAAACGACCAAGACCCAACTCCTGAGAATGCGTTAGTTGAGATTGCGTTTGAACCAATTAAGCAGAGTTTAAAGCGTGATTTGATTAAGTACGAAAGTATCCGAGAGCGTAATAGTGAGAACGCAAAGAAGCGATGGAATGCGACCGCATCCGACCGCATACCAAAAGTACCAAACAATACCAAAAATGCCGATAGTGTAAGTGATAGTGATAATGATATATATAATATAGATTATCAAGCGTTGCTTGACTTCGTGAATAAGACATTTGGTAGGAGCTTTAAAGTGATTACTGACAAGGTAAAACGAGCTTACAAGAAACTACTTAAAGACGGATACAAGAAAGAAGACATTATCAACGCAATCAAAAACTGCAAAGAGAACCAATACCATAAGGATAACAACTACCAGTATTGCACTCCTGAGTTCTTTAGTAGAGCTGAGACGATAGATAAATACGCAGACCGTACCATAGTTAGCGAAAGTGATAGTATATTAGCCCACTTAAATAAATATTGATATGCTACTCAAACAAGGAGATTCACTTCAGTACCTACTTGATGTAAAAGACGGTAAGATAAAACAAGGTCTTGGACTTGACTGCTTCCTTGATGAGCATTTAAAATTCAAACCTAAGCAACTAAACATCATTTTAGGCCACGATAACGTTGGTAAGACATATTGGATAAATTGGTACTTTCTAACCTTAGCTCTTAAACACAATCTAACATTTTGCATTTGGTCAGGAGAGAATCAGAAAGGTCAAATCTTACGTGATATGATTCAAATGTATAGAGGTAAGCACTTCAGTAAATTAAGCCATAGAGAAATTAGCGGAGATTTAGCGTTTTTAGAGCAGTCATTTGTGTTCATAGATAACTCAAAACTTTACAAACCTGACGAGATATTAGCATTGTTCAAAGAAAGTGGAGCTGACGTTGGATTGATTGACCCATTTACAGGACTCGATAGAGAGATGAGCTTTTCCGGTAACTATGAATTTATGAACCGAGCAAGACAATTTGCCAATCAAACGGGAATGACTATATACATAAATACGCATCCAAATACTGAATCAGGTAGAAACGCAAACTTATATCCTGACGGAGAACTTAAAGGACATCTTAAAGCTCCTCTTAAAGACCATATTGAGGGCGGTAAGGCTTTCTTAAACCGATGTGACGATATGATTGTAATTCACCGATTAATTAAGCATCCTGAGCACAAATACAAGACTTGGGTGCAAGTAGAAAAAGTCAAAGATATGGAAACAGGCGGAAAGCATACGCCAATAGATTATCCTGTTGTTTGCGATTTCAATAACGGAATCGGATTTGCAATAAATGGAGTTGACCCGTTAGCTAAACACCGACCTCAAGAAGTCCAAAAGACGATAGACGAAAATAATTTCAGTAGATTTACAAACCAAACGCCTTTCTAATGGACTTATACTTACTAGTCATAAAGACCAAAGCTAACCTCGAATCTATCAGAACACGAATAAGATTAGCAAGAGAGCAAATACAAAAAGACAAACCAAACGCAAAGCCATACATAGATGGTGCAAAGCAAAGCGAATTAGAACTACTCGAAGCCTATCAAGCATTTACTGACCTAAGTGACCACATCTTAGCAATAAGCAGAGAAAACACGGAGTTAGCAAGACGAAACATAAAGCTCCAAGAAAAAGTATTAGAATTAGAAAACCAAATAAAGTTTAACAAAATCGAAAACCAAATCTAAAAATTATGATTACAAAAGAACAAAAATTGATTTCATTAGCCGCTTTCCTACCTGTATTAGGAGACTTCATCGAAGACCTTAATGACCAATCCGTGTTCAGACAAGGACTAAAAAACAAAGCGAATATGCTACTACAAGAAATTCACAAGACTGACCGTTCAGTTTTACGAATAGACGAAGCACACGCCGAGCAAGTATGGAAAGAGCAAGTAGATTTGCAGATTGCTTTTCGTCAATGGATTGAGGAATCAATAACTCTCTGATGCCACGTTGTAAAAACTGCAAAGACAAGTTCGAGCCAATACGCTTCAACCATAAATACTGCCTAAAAGACGAATGCATCAGAGCCTTTGTAGCAGAGACAAAAGAGAAAATGTGGAAGCAGACTAAGGTTCGTATGAAAAACGAGCTTAAAACTACTTCAGATTGGATGAAAGAAGCTCAAAAGGTATTCAATCAGTACATCCGATTGCGAGATAAGCACAAACCGTGCGTAAGTTGCGAATCAAAGTTAGGCTCAAAGTATGACGCAGGGCACTATTTTAGCTCAGGAGGTCATAAAGCAGTAACTTTTGATGAAGATAATGTACACGCTCAATGCGTAACCTGTAACCAATTCAAACACGGAAACCTGCTGAACTATCAAATAGGCATAGAAAAGCGTATTGGAGCTGAAAGATTGCTACAATTACACGAAAAAGCACATCAAACACGTAAGTATTCAGCAGATGAGCTGCAAGAAATAATCAAAACCTACAAACAAAAGATAAAAGATGGAATATAATAGTGACTTCCGTTATGACCTTAAAATTGGTCAGGAGTATGAAACCCTATTAAGTGAGGTGATAGAGTCTACAATCGAAGTAAAACGTGATTTTAAGTGCTATGAGACGGGCAATCTATTTGTAGAATACGAAAGCAGAGGCAAGAAAAGTGGAATCAGTACAACTGAGGCAAAATGGTGGGTGTATTGGTTTAGTAAAACACGAAGTATTTTGATTGAAACAAGTGAATTAAAGCAAATGTGCAGAAAATATGTAGGCACTTCACGAGATATTTTAGGTGGAGATTCTAACACAAGTAAGGGAATCCTGCTTCCGATGGAAGATTTGATAAAAAATATTTAACTTAGATATTGTTTATATAAAAATATAAGCTATATTTGTCTAAATTAATATTACACGCTATGAAGAATTTATTTAAATCGTTGGCTTCGTTCCAACAAGAAGTGCCTGTAATACACAAGGCAACACAAGGTTACGGTTATTCTTACTCTGACTTACCTAAAATCTTGAGTGTAATCAATCCAATCTTAAAAAAACACGGACTTGGATTCACTCAGCAACTCACATTAGTAGATGGGCAAAACTGCCTAAAGACTACAATCTTTCACGAGAGCGGAGAGTTTATTGAATCGGAATGTGCAATTCCTTACGTTCAGTTGAAAGGTATGAACGACTATCAATCTTTTGGTTCAGGAGTTACTTACTACCGTAGATATGCACTCAGCTCTGCATTAGGATTAGTAACGGACAAAGACACGGATGCAAGTGGAGAACAAGTAAAGAAACTTCCCGCCATTGACGCTAAGAGATTTCAAGCAGCGGTAACTTCCATTTCAAACGGACAATACACTCGTGAAAAGCTCGAAGCATCATTCTCGTTAACTGATGGTCAAATTGATATTCTTAACGCTCTATGAAGACTCTCAAAATTAGGTGTAGTGCTATCGGAAAACTGATGGCTACACCACGTTCAAAAGGTGAATTTTTATCTCAGACTGCTAAAACTTACATACACGAGTTAGTTCTTGAGCATAAATACGGTATCCGTAAGGAGTTTAGCTCACGTTACACGGACAAAGGAATCCAAGTTGAAGACGAATCTATCTCGTTAGTCAATGATGTCTTAGACGTCAAATTTATCTACAAGAATGAGGAGTATTTTGAGAACGATTGGATAACTGGCACACCTGACGTAAACACGGAGGATGTATTGCTTGACGTAAAAAGCTCTTGGGATGCTACTACCTTTCCGTTTTTTGATACCGAAATTCCTAACAAGGACTATTTTTATCAACTTCAAGGTTATATGTGGCTAACAGGAAAGCAACAATCAATGCTTTGTTACTGCCTTGTGGATACTCCACTTGAAATGGTAGAAGACGAAATCCGTAGAGCACATTGGAAACTACACAAGATTGACGAGGACTTAGATTTGCGTGAAGAAGTAGAGAGTAAACATCAGTTTTCACACATTCCCAAGAACCGCAGAGTCAAAGTTTTCTACGTACAAAAAGACGAACAAGTAATTGAGCAGATAAAAGAGAAGATAGAACTTGCTCGTGAGTATTATAACGCACTAATCCAAATGCTATGAACCAAGAAGTAACCGACAAAGTAGTTTTAAGCGTGATGGCCAAGTACGCAGAACGTTCCCAGAAAGGAATTGAAAAGTACGGTACTATGTTAACACGAACAGACCTAAATTTAACTGACTGGCTTACACATTTACAAGAGGAGTTAATGGACGCGACTTTGTACGTAGAACGACTAAAAGACGAAGTGAAACAATTTAAACAAGGATAAGGGGTAAAAATTGCCACATATCTTAAAACGAAATGTAAAACCTTTAAACAATAAGAACAATGAAAACAGCAGTAGAATTTTTAGAAAGCGTTGAGGTTGATAAGTTTGCTAAAGATAGTATTAAACATAGATACAATAGTTATGGCGAAAACATAACTTCAGAAACCCAAAAATTAGATACAATTTATGGATTTAAACAAGGATTCCAAAAAGCAATTGAATTACTTAAACAACAAGAACAATGAAAACAGCAGTAGAATGGTTAATTGATGAAATTGATATGCAATACCCTGATATCAATATTAAACGCAAAGAATGGATGATTGACAAAGCCAAAGAAATGGAGCTTCAGCAACGCCAAGAAGATACTAACTATGGCTATTCTCAAGGATGGGATGATGGTAATCAGAACAAAGAACCAATGAGACCTGAACTTAAACAACAAGAAAAATGAAAGAGATAGTAGAAATCATTTGTGTTACCATCATTGTATTAGCATTGATTTGGTGGTCAACAAAAAATTAAAATTTAAACTAAAATAAAATGAAAGAAGAAATTGTAAGAGAATCAGGAGTTGACTCATATGTAGTTGACTTTGGAAAGTATGTAGTTGACTTTGGAAAGAATGGTCAAGGAATCACTAATGAGTTAGTCCTTATTGGCAAACGGATAGAAGATTTGAGTGAGTATTATAATGTGTATATGAGCAGCGATAGCTTCATTGATGCAGCAGATGATGTTTACACTTTTAAATTTATTTTATCACCTAAAAAAGAAGAACAATGAAACAAATAACAAAATCAGTAATTAAGCTATCGGAGATTCCAGAGCATTTACAAAAAGACGAAATCCTACAAGGACACAAAGTGCATACATACGCAGAATTTCACATTGATGACTCCGAACAAGATGAGTTGACCTTGTGGTTATTGAGTAAGTACCCTACATTAAAACGAAAGACAAGTTTCTTAATTCACATTGACCAATGAAACTAAACAAAGACGACCGCAGAGAAGAGATGGCAGCTTATGGAACTATTGTACTGATGTCAGTAGTTCTAACATTAATCATAGCAGCAATAATTAGTAACCTTTTAAATTAAATACAATGGAAAACAAGTTAAACACTGGAGCAATCTTTAAAAACACGAACAAGAAAGCTGACAACCATCCTGACTACAAAGGAAAGGTAAACGTAAACGGTAAAGAAATGGAAGTAGCTCTTTGGGTAAAGCAAGGTAAAGCAGGTAGTTATTTCTCAGCATCATTCTCTGAGCCTTATGTAGCACCTGAGAGAGCAGTAATTGGAGATAGTATTGACGATGACCTACCCTTCTAATATGTACATTGACGATGACGCTTTAAGAAAGCAACTGAATCGCATCCTATTTGTAAAAACACGGAATCAAATAGTCAAAGAGATAAAAGCCAAAGGACACAAGATGCACCAGTTTCAGTTGAACAACTTTCTAAACGGAAAAGACGTAACCTTATCAACCTTACACAAAATAGATAGATACGTTACACGAGAGATTTACTTAAACAATTTAGAGCCACTTTAATCGGTGGCTTTTTTAATATTCTTGCTTGATTAGAAATTAGTTTTATATTTGTTTAGAATTTAACCAATGGACAAACTACAAAAACTCGGACTAAACCATAAAGAATGGCTACTGATGGCCAAGAAAATGGGCATAGGAGAACTGTCTGAAGACATCGTGCAAGAAACATACCTGAGAATCATACGTCTTAACTATATTGACGGAGTGGTAAAAGATGACGGTAGCTTAAATAAGTTTTATATGTGGCTTTCAATACGAGCAGTTCACGTAGATTATCTGAGGGCAAACCAAATGAACTTAGTATCACTCGATGAGGTCAAAGAATGTTATGACGAAGCTGACTTAGAAAAACACGAAGCCTACTCAAACATTTACGATAAGATAGAAGACGAGATTAGTAACTGGCATTGGTACGACCAAAAGCTATTCAACTTATACAAACAAGGAGAACTCTCAATGAGAGACATAGCTAAAGACACCAACATAAGTTTAACATCAATATTCAACACGATTAAAAACTGCAAGGAGCGTTTAAGAGATAACGTAGGAGAAGACTACGAAGATTACAATAACCAAGATTATAACTTAATTTAAAAGAAATGGCAAAAACACGAACACCAAGAAAGAAAGCTCAAGGCTTAGGAGATACCATAGAGCAGATAACTGAAATCACAGGCATCAAAAAGTTAGTTGAGTTTGTAGCAGGAGAAGACTGCGGATGTAATGAGCGTAAAAAGAAACTTAACGAGTGGTTTCCATATCGTCAACCTGAGTGCTTAACTGAAGAGGAATACAACTGGCTTACGGAAACACGAATCCTTGAACAACAAACATTCAAACCAAGTGAAGTAACAAGAGTAAGAGAGATATACTCAAGAGTAATGAAAGTAAGATTAGAACCAAGCAACTGCTCTTCTTGCTTTAGAGATATTGTAAACCAACTTAAAAGAGTGTACAATGCCTATTCCGAAGCCACTACCTAAAGAGCAACAAGGAGAGTTCATTCAACGATGTATGATGGATGACACTATGGTCAGAGAGTATGACCAAGACCAACGATACACAATTTGCAGAGAACAACTACAAAAACACGAATTAGAAAATGGCAAAAGTAGGAAGACCAAGAAAGATAGATAGTCCTGAAACTCTATTAGACCTATTCAGAAAGTACAAGGTATGGGTTAAAGACAATCCTCGCTACAAGTACACCTTGAATCAACGTACCGGTGATATGGTAGCAGAACCTCTTGAAGTTCCCTTGTCAATGGAGGGATTTGAAGTATGGGCATTTGAAAAGCACGACCTTTGGATTGAGCATTACATCAAGAATACAAACGATGCTTACCAAGATTTTTGCTCCGTCTCTACATACATAAAGCGAGAAATCCGCTCAGACCAAATCAACGGAGGGTTAGTTGGTCAGTACAATGCTAACTTAACTGCACGTTTAAACGGACTAACTGAGAAGACTGAAACGACTGTCACGATGGAGATGCCATTATTCCCTGACGAAACAAAAGCAATAGACGCAGATGTTCAAAAGAACTACCTCGATAAATAAAATCCTTGCTCTAAAAAAACGAATCAAGATTATTCAAGGGGGTACGTCAGCAGGTAAGACATTTGGCATACTCCCAATCTTGATAGACAAATGCACTAAAGAAAAAGGCTTAGAAGTTTCAGTAGTAGCTGAGACTATTCCTCACTTGCGAAGAGGAGCACTCAAAGACTTCCTCAAAATAATGCGTTGGACTAATCGTTACTTTGACGATAGATTCAACAAGACTCTACTCAGGTACGATTTCGCTAATGGCTCATCCATAGAATTCTTTTCGGCAGATGACGCCTCTAAACTACGAGGTGCAAGGCGTGATATCCTATACATCAATGAGTGCAACAACGTAACATTCGAGGCTTACAACGAACTTGCTATCCGCACCAAGCGAGAGGTGTTCTTAGACTTTAATCCTGCGAATGAGTTTTGGGTACACAAGGAACTAAAAGACGAACCTGACACGGACTTTATTATATTAACCTACAAGGATAACGAAGCATTAGACGAATCAATAGTAAGCCAAATAGAAAAGAACCGTGACAAAGCAGCTACGAGCTCTTATTGGTCAAATTGGTGGAGGGTGTACGGACTCGGTGAGGTAGGTAGTCTTGAGGGTGTGGTGTTTAATAATTGGAAAGAGATAGATACAATCCCAAGCGAAGCAAAGTTGGTAGGCATAGGGCTTGACTTCGGTTACACGAATGACCCTACTGCTGCAATAGAAATCTACAATTATAACGGAAAACGAATAGTAAACGAAATTGCTTACCGTACAGGAATGGTCAACTCAGACATCGCCAAGATACTTCCGTCAGGCGTTATCATTTACGCTGATAGTTCAGAGCCGAAATCAATCGAAGAGATTAGACGCTACGGAAAGACGATTAAAGGAGTAACAAAAGGAAAGGACTCTATCAACTACGGGATAGACGTAATGCAAAGGCAAGATTACTTAGTTACCAAATCAAGTACAAACCTAATCAAAGAGCTGAGGTCATATTGTTGGGATGTAGATAAGCAAGGAGTCAGAATGAACAAACCTATCGACCACTTTAATCACGCCATTGACGCACTTCGTTATCACGAGATGGAAGCACTCGGTTTAAAATCAAACTATGCACAATACAACATCCGATGAGCTACCTAAAATGGTGAGGGTAGTAGAGCAATACATCCAAGATACAACTGGCAAAAAGGTCAGGATAATATTCAACGATATGTTTAACGTCAGACGCCATACTCAAATGTTGGCAGCAGCTTACTCATACGTGCTACAAAAACAAGAAACAAACGTCTAATAAATATGGAAGTACAAATCAAAGTTCCTACTGAGTTAAATGAAATCCCGTTAAAGCATTATCAGGACTTTTTAAAAGTTCAAGGTAATAGCAATGATGAGGAGTTTATCGCTCAAAAAATGGTAGAGATATTCTGCGGAATAAATCTAAGTGAAGTTGCCAAGATTAAGTTGAAGTCATTAAATCAACTTATAACTCATTTTACCGAGTTGTTTGGTTCTAAGACTAAGTTCACTAATAAATTTACAATAGGAGATATTGAGTTCGGTTTTATTCCGAATCTTGAAGAGATTACTTTCGGTGAGTATGTGGACTTGGAGAATTACTTGCAAAGTTGGGATACTTACCATAAGGCAATGGCAGTTCTTTACCGACCTATCAAAACACGAATCAAAGACAAGTACGAAATTCAAGAGTACAATCCTAACCAAGATATGCAAGAGCTGATGAAGTTCGCTCCGTTGGATGTTTGCATTTCAGCATCGCTTTTTTTTTGGAGTTTAGGAAACGAATTATTGCAGGCTACCCTGAGTTATTTGGAGACGGAGATTCAGAAGAGTCAGGATATGAGAACGACTTTAGCGAAACGACTCAGTTTGCAAAACAATGGGGATGGTATCAAAGTATTTATGGACTCGCTAAAGGAGACATCACAAAGTTTGACGAAGTTACGAAATACCGACTTACTAAATGTCTCACCTATCTCACATTCGAGAAGCAAAAAAACGAAATTGAACACCGACAACTTGAAAGACAACTAAAACGATGAAAGGATTTTACGATATAACAACTGCATTACGCAATCACTTTACTGCTGACCCAATAGTCAACACAATTACTGAGGGCGATATCTTCGAGGTGGATTTAAATAAGCAGACTATCTTCCCACTTGTACACTTGATGGTAAACAACGCCACTTTTGAAACCAATGTAGTACGCTTTAACATTTCATTGATAGCAATGGACATAGTTGACATCAGCAAGAAAGCAACTACTGACGTGTTCAGAGGTAACTCAAACGAACAAGACGTACTCAACACTCAATTAGAAGTCTTAAACCGAGCGTATGCACTTATGCTTCACGGTAATTTGTGGGATGCCAAGTACGTTGTTGACGGGAATCCTACTTGTGAGCCATTTACTGAGCGTTTCGAGAACTACTTAGCCGGTTGGACTATGACCTTTGATGTACTCATTCCTAACGAGGTTACAATCTGCTAATGCAAAAAGACGAAGTTCAAAAGGAATTAGAACGCTTTAGAGACTACGTAATTGATGTATCTAAGGCAAACCTTAAACGATTAAAAAAAGCCGATGGTAAGCTCTATAAATCGCTTAAAGGTAATGTAAAGGCTATGCCTAATTCTATTTCGATTGAGTTTTCTATGGAAGACTACGGAGTTTTTCAAGATGAGGGTGTCAATGGACTAAAAAATAATCAAGGTTCTAAGTATAGTTTCAAGAAAGGAGTACCAAGTAAGAAGATGCTCAAGTCTTTGGATGTTTGGATTAGGAGAAAAGGATTGTCCCCAAGAGATTCAGGAGGTAAATTCGTAAAAAGAACGGGAATAAAATTTGCAATTGCAAGAAGTATATTTAATAAAGGCATTGAAAGAAGTTTGTTTTTCACCAAGCCATTTGAAAATGCTTACAAGAGACTACCTGAAGACTTGGTAGAGAAATACGGATTAGATGCGATAAAATTATTTAACGAACAAATAGACCAAATACTAAAACAAAATGCCTAACATATTTGCAAGAAGTCCATACATCGTAACAATAAACGAAACAGGACAAGTAGAAACTAAGATAGAAATTTACCTTTGGAATACTGGTTCAATGCCAAGTGCACCTCAGTACATTCTAAGTAAGCTCATACCTGCTACAAATGCTCCTGCTACTTATTACGATGTGAGTCCGTACGTTCGTGAGTTCATTTCTCATAATAGCTTACAAACGCAAATGACTACTCAGGCAGCTACACCAACTGCTCAGTATTGCAATTTCACAATCCGTAAATACAAAAGAGTGGGTACTGCGTTCACTCAAGTTGGTTCTGATATTACAGGCTACGGATTTGAGGGATTCGGCTATTACACGGATGGCTACAATCCTACATTTACCGATGTGCTATTAGGTCAAGGCAGTTACTATTACAATCCTATCAATAACGTTGGTTGGGTTACCGCAATAACGGGTACGATAGCAAAAGCCAAATGGACAAACCTAAGCACCAACTCAACGCAAACTATCAACCTATCTTTAAACACGGTAAGAGACATCAGCCGAGTGTATTCAGGTTGGGAATCAGTAGGAAACAAACTTGAGCTTTTGGATTCGTCAAACGGGGTGATGTGGACTTCTTACTTTTACCCACAAGAGGAGTGCAGATACGTTCCGGTTCAAGTTGACTTTGTTAACAAGTTTGGAGCGTGGCAACGTGAGTATTTCTTTACTGCTTCTTACGATACCTTAAACACCGAAAACACGGAGTACAATGTAATGCAATCTCAGTTCCCTAACTACCTACCTACTGAGGGGCAAAGACAAGTATTTAACGCTAACGGAAAGCAAGGCATCCGAGTGAACTCTGATTGGGTTGACGAGAGCTTCAAAGAGACCATCAAGCAAATTATGCTAAGCGAAAGAATCTTAGTCAACGAGACTGCTGCCAAACTAAACACGAAATCTATGGAGCTATTCAAGTCTATCAATACTCCTATGATTAACTACCAACTTGAATTTGAATACGCTTACGATGTAATTAACTCCGTAATCTAATGAATAGAAAAGTACATTTATACGTAACTACTACGAGGTTTCAAAACGCTACCACATCGGTAGTAAATAACTTTGTCACGGGGGTAACTAACAACGGAGGTACGGTTGAAGCTACTCAATGTATGTTCGACTATCTTCAATCTTTAGGTGGTATCTCAGGCAACTTAACTTCAGCAGAGAAACTTGAGCTATTCAATGACGAACAAATCAACGTAACAAGCACCGTACAAAACGTTCAGGATATCTCTAAGACGTTTACGGACTTTTCTCAGAGCTTTACGATTCCAGCTAACGACCATAACAACGGAATCTTACAACACTTCTATCAATCGGATGTAAATGCGTTAATTGATTACAACCTTAGATTAGATTCATTCATTGAGATTGACTTGACATTCTTTAGACGTGGAAAGTTGCAGATTGAAAAGGCTAACCTTAAAAACGGAAGACCTGAAAGCTACACGGTAACATTCTACGGAGATGGCAGAACGCTCAAAGATTACTTTGGCGAGGACTTGCTTTCTGACTTAGACTATGCTGATTACAACCATACATACAACGGAACTCAAGTTCAAAATAGAATCACGGATGCAACAAATCAGTATGACGTAAAGTACCCTTTGATTACTTCTAAGAGAATTTGGCACTATCAATCAAACTATGTAAATGCAACGTCTCCTAACTGGCTTGATATAACTTCTATATCTCAAAACGATATACACGCAACAAGTGGAGCAGTTCAATACAATGAGCTTTTTCCAGCGTTTAGAGTAAGCAAAATCTTCAAGCTCATTCAAGCAAAATACGGAGTTAGTTTTACAGGTACATTCTTAACGGATGAGCGATTTACAAAGCTATTCTTGTACTACAAAAACAAAGGCGAGTTTGAAGTAATTGGAAAACAAAACTTAGTTGACATTCAATCGGTGAGTCCTCCAACGGGAACTTATGACTTATCACCTTACATAGACACAACTACTGACACGGTAACCTTTACAGAATTAAACGGAGTTCTTACTCATATCTTGAGTATTAATATACTTTCAACCTCTACTGCTTTTTTTGTTGACGTATTTCAAAACGGAAACTTACTAAACTCTATTGAGATTTCTTCAATAGGCGTTTACACTTTGGATGTAGTAAATCAAACGTCAGGAATGAACGTAGCTTATCAAGTTTACATTAGACCAACAAGTGCAGGAACGGTTACTCACTCACTTGAATACTCAGTAAATTATTTGAGTGGTGCATCTTTAGTTACTGAAACGCAATCAACAACTAATGCTTCATCGGTAATGATTATGACTCAGAGTTTAGAGTATAACGCACCTCAGATGAAGATTGCTGATTTCTTTTCAGGCATACTCAAGGTGTTTAATATGATTTGTATTGGTACGGATGAGAACACGTATCAACTTGCACCTATTGACGAATGGTATGGACAAGGAGCGATAGTTGACATAACTAAATACACGGATGTAAATTCTATTGACGTTGCTCGAATGCCACTTTACAAAAAGATTACGTTCAAGTTTCAGGAAAGCGAAGCGTTTTTAAATAAGCAGTTTAGTCAACTATTCTCACGAGGTTATGGCGATATGACCTATCAGTACGATTACGATGGTGGAGAGTACACGGTTGACTTGCCTTTTGAGAATATACTTCAACAAAAATTTGACGGTACTGAGTTACAAGTAGGATACGCTCTTAACAACGAGTTTGCTCCTTACACTCCGAAGCCTATTCTATTGTATCAGTACGACAACCAAACAGTTGACTTTAAGTTTAACAATGGCTCAAATGTTACTATCACAAGCTACACGCCATTTGGTCAGGACTTGTACTACAATAACAACGACCTTACTTTGAACTTTGCACCTGAGACTTCGAGCTTACTCTTAACTCCTGTTCAGCAAACGCTCTTTGCTCAGTATTACTTCTCTTACCTTTTTAACCTTTACAACCTCAAGCAAAGGCTAATCAACGTAAAGACGAAGCTACCTATCAGCTTACTCACAGGACTCAAGCTAAACGATAGACTTATAATCAGAGACAAGCGTTACATCATTAATGATATGAATTCTAACCTAACAACTGGCGAAGTTAACTTCTCGCTTTACTTAGATTTCAGACCAATGATTAACAAAGTGCCTTTCTACAATGTGCCTACAAGTGGTGGCTCAGTAGTTACTGCTATCAACTTACCTAACGGAGGAGGCTCAGCAGTATTGACGCCATCAAGCTCAGACCTTGTGTTGAGTGCTTACACATTAACGACAAGCTCAAACATAACTGCAACTACACCGGCTGCAAGTGCAGGAACGGTGTACTCTATTGGGGTGGCCTACACAAACACGAACGGAATTAGAACTGACGAAACAATTTACATAGTAGTACAATGATAAAACAAATATTAGACCTCTTACAAATAAGTGAATTTGAGGGCGAACACATAGACATCGCAAAAGGTAAATACCAAATAAAAGGAATTAAAGGAACTTGGAAACAAAGTTGGAAAGAACTTAAAAAGAATAGAGATGGCAGAAACTAAAGTAATAGACTTAGAAGTAAAAACAAACATTGGTTCGTTAAAAAGCCAGTTAAGAGAAGCACAAGCTGAGGTTGCTTCATTATCAGAGAAGTTTGGTGCAACATCTCAACAAGCAGCAGAGGCTGCGAAAAAAGCCGCTGAATTAAAAGATAGAATTGGCGATGCTAAGAGTTTAACTGATGCCTTTAACCCTGACGCTAAGTTTAACGCACTATCTCAATCAATAGGTGGAGCATTAAACGGATTCCAAGCATTTGAGGGTGCAATGGGATTGGTAGGTACTGAGAGTGAAGCACTACAAAAAACACTCCTTAAAGTTCAGTCAGCGATGGCATTGTCTCAAGGTATTCAAGGAGCAATGGAAGCTAAAGATAGCTTTGTTCAGTTGGGTGCAGTTGTTAAGAATGCTTTTGCTGGTATGACTACTGCATCTAAAGTTTTCCTTGCATCAGGTATCGGTTTAGTAATTGCTGCATTAGGTTTACTTATAGCTAAATGGGATGACGTTAAAGCAGCGTTAACTCCTGCGACTGCACAAGCTCAAAAGTTTGCTCAATCAACTGCTGAGAGTGCTGATGCTGCTCGTGCTGCATTGGCCAATTTTGATGAGTATGAAAGAACATTAAAGCGTTTAGGTTATACTGAAGAGGATATTGCTGAAAAACGAAAGAAAAGATTTAAAGAGGCAATCCAAAAAAGCCAACAAGAACTTGCTGCCGCTCAAAAGTTATATCAAAGCCAAAAGAAAGATTTAGAGAATGTAAAGATATTTGACAAATTAGGTCTTAATGCTACTGGTCGCTTATTCTACGGAGACGAAGAGACTGCAAAAGCACAACGCATACACGTATCAGAATTACGTCAACAACTTGCTAAGTTAAAGAATGACGAATATGAAATGCGTCAGCAACAAAAGCAAGCTCAAAAAGAACAAGAAGAGGAAAATAAAGCACAAGCAGAGCAACAAAGACAAGATTCAATAAATAGAGCTAAAGCAGCTAAGGATAAACGAAATGAAGAGCTTGCTCAACTTAAACAATACAATAGAGAAGCAACTGACTTATTCAAGTCTGAATACGAAAAGCAAGTAAGAGATATCCAAGAAAAATATGCTCAACAAATAGCACTTGCTAAAAAGTACAAACAAGATACTGCTGATTTAGAAAAAGCACAAGCTGAAGAGTTAGACGATGCTTTGGACAAATCAATGGGCAAAATTGATACTCTTTCTATTGAGAAGTTTAGAATTAACCAAAGAGATTTAGGCACACTTCAAGGTTCTTTAAATACCGAACTACAAGCAAAGCAAGAAGCAGCAGATTTAGAAATAAAAATGCTTGAAGCAACTGCAACACGAGCAAGACAAATTGAAGAGCAATCTCAATCATTTAAATTCAAAGCCACATTAGATGGTCTTTCTGCTATCGCTTCAATAAGCGAGTTATTCGGTAAGAAGTCAGAGAAAGCAGCAAAGAGAGCTTTCCAAGTTCAAAAGGCTGCAAACATAGCGACTGCGTTAATTACAACTTATCAAAATGCTACAAGTGCTTACGCTTCTCAGTTTACTCCTGTACCAACTCCTGACTCACCAATTCGAGGTGGTATTGCAGCAGGTATTGCAGTAGCATCTGGTTTGGCTAACGTAGCTAAAATATCTCAACAACAATTTGAGGGTGGCACACCTGACACAAGTACACCTCCAAGCACAGGTTCAATACCAACACAAGCACCATCATTCAACGTAGTAGGAAACTCAGGTGTAAATCAGTTGGCACAACTTCAGCAAACACCAGTACAAGCATACGTAGTTTCCGGTCAAGTAACAACTGCTCAGAGCTTAGATAGAAACCGAGTAGAAAATGCAACATTGTAACAATTTAACGTCTAAAAGATATGCAAGTAATCGAATTAATCATTGACGAAAAAGACTCACAAAGCGGAATAGACGCAGTTAGTGTAGTCGAATCTCCTGCTATTGAGGAGAACTTCATCGCTCTATCAAAACACGAAGTAGAACTCAAAGAGGTGGACAAAGAGAAGCGTATTTTAATGGGTGCTGCTCTCATACCAAACAAAAAAATATATCGTGTAAATCAAAAAAAAGAAGAGTATTACATATACTTTTCTGAGGACACCGTGCGTCAAGCTATGGAGTTATTCTTTAAGAACGGAAACCAATCTAACGCTACCTACGAACACAAAGACGCAGTCAAAGGAATGACCGTTGTAGAATCTTGGTTGATTGAGGATAGTAAATCGGATAAATCCCAATTATATGGCTTCAATTTGCCAAAAGGAACTTGGATGATTTCTATGAAAGTGGATAACGATGAGGTATGGCAAGACGTCAAAGATGGCAAGGTCAAAGGCTTCTCAATTGAGGGTTACTTCGCTGACAAGTTAGAAATGTCTTTAGAGCAACAAAAGAAAAATGAAATTATTGAACAACTTAAAAACCTACTTAATGAGCAAATTTAAAACACCAAGTAAAGCAAGTCCTCGTGCAGGAAGCAAAAGAGGATGTCTATGTGCAGACAATACGTATTCTAAAGAATGTTGTGACGGAAGTTTACAAGCTCAAGGAATCGGTAAAACTGCTGAAGTTAACGAACCTGCTCCAACTCAAACTGAGAACAATGGAGTAAGGACTATCGTACGTCAAAACGGATAAATAAAAAAGCCTCTTTAATCGGAGGCTTTCGTGTTATTATAGGTTTTCAATATACCACCATTGCGGTTCTATTTCGGTGTTCAATCTTTCATCATCTTCATCTATTTCTCCACTCCAAACAATTTTTGTAAGTAAGTATTTAGTTACTCTTTCATCTACAATCTCAGTAACTTTACCCTCATACCAACAATCACCGTCTTCAATGTCTTGTATTGTATCACCTATTTTCATATCGCATTTATTTATATACTAATTAAATGTCAAAGAAAAGTCCCAAACTTCTTTGTTTCTTAAGAGCTCTATTCTAAAAAGTATATATTCACGAATGGTCATTTTTTCATTAAAGTAATTATATAACTCATAATCTTTAAATAAATCTCCTTTATGAAAAGTAAATATAGCGTATCCACTTTCAACTTCATATTCAAATGATATATATTCTTTCATAGCGTTTTAATTTGAGTCAAATATATAAAAATAAAACAAAACAAAAAACAATCGTTTATTAAGTATGAACACGACAAAATCAGTTTACAACAAATTGTTCTCAGAGGACAAAGTTGAGTTAGGAAAACACGAAGTTTTATTAGGGGCTTTACAAGAAATTGAAAAAGAATTGATAGCTGCAAGTTCAGGAGCTATTAAATCTATTGATATGGCAAAAGCAGCAATTAAACCTGCTCAAACATCTTTACAATTAAACAAACAATTACTTTCTAAACTTCAAGATTTTACAAAACAAATAAAAGATTTAGGAATCACTGCACCTCAAAAAGAAGTAGAAACAGGTATTATTCAAGTCAAAGAAAATATACAAGCGATTGAGAAACTTATAAATAATTTACACTCAATTTAAACAAGTAAAACAAATGAACGAAAAATCAATCTTAAACAAAGTCCGCACACTTTTAGGTTTAGAAGTGAAGTTGGAAACTATGCGTCTATCTGATGGCGTATCTATGCTCGAAGCTGATGCTTTTG